ATTGTCAAAATTTAATAATAAATTGTAATAGTACTCCTCAAATTAATCTAAAAAATATATATGTATCTGGTAATTTACAAATTGATGGTACAAACTTTACTCAAGGTACAACTGAAATAATATTAATTGGCAATGGTACTTGGAGTAATTCAAGTAATGGTACTTTAAATATTGATTTAACAATTAACACAAGTGGTACAATTAAATTAGGAACTAATATTCATTATGCTATTAAAACACTAACTTACATTAATGGTAAAGTTAACACAAAAGGCTCAACATTAAATTTATTTGCGCCAGCTATTTTAATTAATTGTCATAAAATAAATTTTGATAAAGTAATAATAGGTATCTCTGGCATAATAACAATGAATGAATTTTTTAGTGGCAGTCCTGCAATTGTAACAAATATAAAATCATCTAATACAGTAAATAACTTCACAATAGCTTTTCAAAATGGATTTGAAAAAATAGCAAAATTTGTTGATATAAATAATTGTACATTATCAAAACCTTTACAATTACTTGTTATTACTAATAGTCCAAGGAGCTCAACTAATACAAGAGGTATAAGATATATCAATCAAAGTCCTAATGGAATACCTAAAGGAAACCCAAGTATACAAAACCAAACTACCTTTGGAGCAAGTGGATTATTATCTGATCCAAATATGAGGTAAAAGCAAGTTACGCTATATTTATAATAAAATATAAATCATGGCTAATATTCCTATATATCCAGGTAGTTCATCGTTTTTTCCAGGAAATACTCCCTTTGGATTTTATGACAATGACTATCAATTCCAAGTTGATGCAGATAAAGTAACTACTTTTTGTGCTCGAAGACTAGGATATCCAATTATGGATGTTGAATTACAAGATTTAAATTTCTATACAGCATTCGAAGAAGCAATTACTACTTATGGAAATGAATTATATGCATTTCAAGTAAGAGATAACTTATTAAATGTAATTGGTGCTCCAACAGCATCAAATATGAACCACGCAATCGTAACTCCATCAATGGCTGGTGTTATTAGATTATCACAGCAATATGCTGAAGAAGCAGGAACAGGAGGAAACGTAAATTGGTATAGTGGCTCAGTTACCATGACTAATTATCAACAAGATTATGATTTAGGAGCTTGGGCAATAGAAAACAACATAACCGGAGGAATAGAAATAAAAAGAGTATTCTACCAACCAATCCCAGCAGTTAATCAAGTATATAACTTGAACATGTTCTCAGGATTAGGAGGAGTACCGGCAGTTGGAACTTATGGATTATTTGGATCAACAGGATTTTTAATGTATCCAACAAGTTTATTAGTACAAACAACTCAAGCAGTTGAAATGCAAAATCAAATTTCACTACCTGATTTTACATTTGAATTAATAAATAATAAATTAAGAATATTCCCTATTCCAACTAGAGATGGAGACAAAATATGGTTTCAATATCTTAGTATAGAAGAAAGATTAAATAGTGTTATTGGAAATGCACCAGGAGCAGTAACTAATGTCTCAAATGCTAACTTTACAAACCCAAAATACTCACAAATAAATTCAATTGGTAGACAATGGATATTTGAATACACATTAGCATTATGTAAAGAAATGTTAGGATATGTTCGTGGAAAATATGCTCAAGTACCTATTCCTGGTAAGGAAATTACTCTAAACCAATCAGACTTAATTACAGCTGCAACAGCAGAAAAAACATCATTAATAGAAAGATTAAGAGTATTTTTAGATGAAACATCTCGTCAAGCACTACTTACTAGAAAACAAACAGAAAGCGATTCAGTAATGAATGAGTTAGGAAAATCTCCTATGACAATTTTTATCGGTTAATTATGTGTGCATTATTTGGATCCAGTAGAGACGCATCATTCCTAAGAGGAATGAATAGAGAGGTAATGGGAAACGTTATCTCACAACAATGTGCTTTCTACAAGTATAAATTAGCAGAAACTGTTATAAACATGTATGGGGAATCCTCAGGAGGTAAATTTTTTGAAGGTCCTATTTTATTTTATTCTTTAATTACTATTGGAGATAATGTAAGTCCAACAAGTGAATTAGGTGTAAATTTTGATTGGCCTATGTCATTTTCATTTTTAAGAGACGATTTAGTAGATGCTAACGTGCATCCTGAAGTAGGAGACGTTATATTATATCAAGAAAGTTATTGGGAAGTAGATAATACAAATATAGTACAGTTTTGGGGAGGTAAAGATCCTGATTATCCGATGGAACCAAATCCTTTAAATCCTGGATTAGCAGAGTTTGGATACAATGTTTCTGTGATATGTGAATGTCATTACTGTCCCGCAGATCGTGTAAATATTACTAGAACAAGATTATTATAATGGCTAAAAATAGTAGAACACCAATTCCAAAAACCCAAAGAGAACTTAGTATTGAACAACACCAAGCTTATAGTTCTGAGGTAGGAAATCCTAATACATCAAATGATCTTAATAGAGGAAATCAAATTTCTTTTAATGGAGATTCTACTAAACCGTTTTCAATAGGAATTCAAGATATTGATGAGGCAGTTTTTTACTATTTTAAAAATGTAATTAAACCATTTGTTTTACAAAATGGAGAAAGAATAGAAGTACCTATTATTTATGGTTCACCTGAAAAGTGGGCTTCATTTCAAAAGTCAGGGTATTTTAGAGATTCTCAAGGTAGAATTATGATGCCTATTATCATGTTCAAAAGAGATAATGTAGAAAAAGTAAGATCAATTGCAAATAAATTAGACGCAAACAATCCACACAACATATCAATAGTTAAAAAATCATATTCACCTAAAAATGCATATGATAACTTTGGAGTATTAAATAATGTTAGACCTCAAAAAGTAAATTATGCAGTTGTAGTCCCAGATTACATTACTGTAACTTATAGTTGTGCTATCAATACTTATTACATGGATCAACTAAATAAAATCGTTGAAGCAATTGAATACGCTTCAGATTCATATTGGGGTGATCCAGCACGTTTTCAGTTTAGAGCGATGATTGATTCATTTGCTATTAAAGCAGAACTTGCAGATAAAGAGGAAAGAACAGTTAGTAGTACTTTTAATATTAAGATGAATGGATATATAATTCCGGACGTAATACAAAAAGATATGACGGCATTGAAGAAAATTCCTGATGTAGTTAAAGTAGTGGTAAGTGAACAAGTAGTAAACAATATAAATAATACAAACAATAACCAATAAAATCTATGACAACAAAAGTTTTGACACAAGAAGAATTACAATCATTAAAATCAATTCAAGAAAAACGCCTTCAATTAACTGAACAATTTGGTATTATTGAATTAAGAAATCAAGAACTTGAATTACAAAAAGAATTTCTTAAAGAAGAATTAAAAAACTTACGAAAAGAAGAAACCAACATCGGCGAAACTTTACAACAAAAATATGGTGATGGAACTATTAACCTTGAAAAAGGAGAATTTGTAAGCGCCTAATATTTTTAATGTGTTTTGCTATATTTATAATAAAATTAAATAAACAAGCACAATGGCAGAAACTTTAATATCACCCGGCGTCTTAGCAAGAGAAAACGATTCATCTTTTGTATCTAAAAGACCGGTTACAGTAGGAGCAGCAATTATAGGACCAACAGTAAAAGGCCCAGTAGAAGTTCCAACAGTAGTAACTACGTATAATGAATATGTTAACAAATTTGGTACCACTTTTGTAAGTGGAAGCACAAATGATAGTCAAACATATACATTTCTTACTTCAATTGCTGCATACAATTACTTTATTAATGGAGGTCAATCCTTATTAGTAGCGAGAGTAAAATCAGGATCTTATTCAGCAGCTACTAGTTCAGCTGCAATAAATTATTTATCTGGTTCAACTTCATCTTCTTTTACATTACAAACACTTTCACAAGGTGTAGTAATGAATAGTGTAAGTTCTGAAGTTAGTGGTGCATTAGCAAGTGGATCAGCTGATAATGTAAGATGGCAAATTGTAAATTCAAATACTTCATCAGGAACATTTGATTTATTGATTAGAAGAGGTAATGACAATTTATTACAACCAGTTGTTTTAGAAACATGGACTGGATTAAATTTAGATCCTAACTCAAACAACTACATTTCTCGTGTAATTGGAGATACAGTTGAAAATTATGTACCAGGTATTAACCAAATTGAATATTCTGGTTCATATGCTAATAGATCAAATTATGTAACTGTAAAACAAGTAATTTATACAACTCCAAATTTTTTAGATAATAATGGAATAGCAAAATCTCAATTTACAGGTTCTATTCCTATGAATGCAAGTGGTACTTTTGGTAGTGCATTAGGTACTATTAAAGGTGGAGCTAATTTTTATGATAAAATTGACGAATCTACAAACTCACAAGGATTAGTGGCAGACAATTATGACAATATGATTAATTTATTGTCTAATATGGATGATTATAAATTTAATGTATTATTAACTCCAGGTTTATACGATCAAGGAACTTTTGCAGGTAAAGTAAGTAATATTATAGCAAATACTCAAAATAGAGGAGATAATATTTATGTATTAGATCCAGTAGGATACAGTGTTAGTACTATATCAAGTGTAGTATCTGCAGCAGCAACAAGAAATACTTCATATGCAGCAGAATATTGGCCTTGGTGTCAAGTTGTTGAACCTAGTACAGGTGATAACGTATGGGTTCCAGCTTCAACAGTAATAGCAGGTGTTTATGCTTATAACGATACAGTAGCAGAACCTTGGTTCGCACCAGCAGGTATTAATCGTGGTGGTTTATCTACAGTGATTAGAGCTAAATTAAAATTATCTCAAACCCAACGTGATACTTTATACACAGGAAAATTAAATCCAATAGCTACATTCCCTGGAACAGGTGTTGTAGTATATGGTCAGAAAACATTACAAACAGCAGCATCAGCTCTTGATCGTGTAAATGTTAGAAGATTATTAATTGCTTTAAAATCATATATTTCTCAAGTAGCAAATAACTTAGTATTTGAACAAAATACAATTGCTACAAGAAATCAATTCTTATCACAAGTGAACCCATATTTAACAAGTGTTCAACAAAGACAAGGATTGTATGCATTTAAAGTAGTAATGGATGATACAAACAATACTCCAGATGTAATCGATCGTAATGAATTAAGAGGTCAAATTTATTTACAGCCTACTAAAACAGCTGAATTTATCTACTTAGATTTTAACGTTACACCAACCGGAGCTAGTTTCCCAGCATAATAAAAAATTAAATATCTTCCCTCTGAAAAATGAGGGGAGATTTTAAAAACACACATATTTATAATAAAATAAAACAAAATAAAATGGCAATATTAGACCCAAACGAGATATTTTTCACAGCATTTGAACCGAAAGTAAAAAATCGATTCATTATGTATGTTGATGGAATCCCTTCGTATACAATTAAAAAAATTGGTGCTGTAGGAGTAACAATGGACGAAATTAAATTAAATCACATTAATGTTTACCGTAAAATTAAAGGTAAAGCACAATGGGACGATATCGAAATGACTTTATTTGATCCTATCACACCATCAGGTGCTCAAGCTGTAATGGAGTGGGTACGTTTACATCATGAATCAGTTACTGGTCGTGATGGTTACTCAGATTTTTATAAGAAAGATGTAACTATTAACGTATTAGGTCCTGTAGGTGATATCGTATCAGAATGGATTATTAAAGGTGCGTTTATTAAATCTGCTAAGTTCGGTGATTACAGTTGGGATGATGAAAATGCAGCCCAAGAATTGTCAGTAAATTTAGGAATGGATTATTGTATCCTCAATTTTTGAGGATACAGTCGTTTACTCCGCGATCTTAAAAGAACTCACTTAAACTTGGTGAGTTCCTTTTTTGTTCGTATATGTATATCAAAACAAGTTACATTAAATAAAAGCTATGGAAAAAAACATCCCAACAGAAATTATCGATTTACCTTCAAAAGGCTTATTATATCCTGAAGGAAACCCGTTATCAAGCGGTCAAATTGAAATGTGTTACATGACTGCAAAGCATGAAGATATTTTAACTAATCAATCCTATATTCAAAAAGGTAATGTATTAGATAAATTATTACAAGCATTAATTGTATCTAAAATTAATTATAACGATTTAGTTACTGGTGACAAAAACGCTATTATGGTAGCTGCTCGTATTTTAGGTTATGGTAAAGATTACACATTTAATTATGATGGAATTGAACATACAGTAGATTTAACAACAATTGATAATAAACCATTTGAACATACTAATAAAGGTGTTAATGAATTCAATTATACTTTGCCGTCTACCAACACAAACATCACTTATAAAATCCTAACTCATGGAGATGAACAAAAGATACAAGCAGAATTGGACGGCCTTAAAAAAATTAATAAAGACGCTTCTCCAGAGCTTTCCACGCGTTTAAAATATCTTATTACTTCAGTTAATGAAGATAGAGAAACAAAAACAATTCGAGAATTTGTAGATAACCATTTACTAGCTCGAGATTCGAGAGAATTAAGAAAACATGTTAAAGATAACCAACCAGATGTTGATTTAACTTTTTTTCCCACCAGTGATTCAGATAGAGTCGATATACCAGTTGGGGTTAAGTTTTTTTGGCCTGACTTCTAATACAGCAGCCGCTACTCGTGCTAATTTATTTACCCAAATTCATGAAATATGTTTTCATGGTAAGGGTGGATATGATTGGAATACAATCTATGAGATGCCTCGTTGGCTTCGTTTATTTACTTATAATAAAATTAAAGCGTTTTATGATGAAGAAAATGAAGCAACAGAAAATGCTTCCTCAAAAGGTGGCGGAAACAAATCTACATTAATAGATCCTTCAGGTAACGTAAATCGTGAAAATTGGAAAGGTGTACCTCAAAAGGTTACACCTGGAGCAAAATCTAAAACCTCTTATAAATAGTTAATATTTATAGTAAATAAATACCTTACAGAATGGCTACCTCTACTCCACAAGATGAAATAAGAGACTTAAAAACAAAAATTGAAGCCCAAATTCAGAGTAACAAACTTACTGCTACTCAAGTAACAAATCTAAGAAATGCGTATAATGCAGCTGTAGGTACTACTACTGAATTATTACAATTAAAAGAACTCTTTAGAGATTATCAAAATATTATAGATGATATAGCTGATGGTTTAGATTTTATGACCAAATCATTTAAAGAAGATGTAGCTCATCTAACGGCTGGTAAATCTCTTTTAAATGATCATAAATCAATACTTAATAAATTATCTAATATAGCTAAAGAAACATTAGATATAAGATTAGGAGAACAAGCTATTGATGAAAAAAGATTCAAAAAATTACAGGAAACTGCTAGAAAGCAATTAGATAACTTAATTGCTCTTAAACAACAATATGAAGCATCAAATGATGCAACAGACGAACAAATTAATGCTATAAAAAAACAAATTGAAATCACAAAAGAATTAAAAAATGGTTTTAGTAAAGTAGCAGAAATTAATGATGAACTTAATAAAAAATTAGGAGCAGCTCCTAAATTAGTAGCTGGTATAGATAAAGCATTCCAAAAACTGGGGCTCCCAGATTTAGGATTTAGCCAAGCTTTAGATGAAACAAAACAATTAGGTCAAGAAGCAGCATCACAGGGAGATGAGGCTTTTAAGAAATTTTCTCCAATGAAAACCCTTACTGGGAAGATATGGGATAATTTTAAAGGAATGTTCACCACTGCTAATATTTTACAAGCAAGTATTGGACTTTTTATTGAAGCTCTTATTAAGGGAGATACTGCTACTGGTGACTTAGCTAAAACATTTAACATAACATACGATTCTGCCGCTAACGTAAGAGAAGAACTTATACAAATCGGCAACCTATCAGGAAATGTTGCTTTAAATGCTAGATCATTACAAG